AGAAAGGTAGTGTATATTCGTAATTCAAGCACAATGTTGTTAAAAATAGTGTGTGGATGTATAAATAAGTTGTTTGAGGAGGGTGTAAAGCCGCAAGAAATCTTTATATTGGGTCCTTCTGTAAAGGGTTCAAAGAGTATAATTCGTAGATTAGAGAACATATTGGTTCAAAAAGATATTCGTTGTCATGTTCCCATGATGGAGTTAGATGGAGGTGACGAACGAGTTTCCAATGGTAAGATAGTATTTTCAACATTTCATTGTGTAAAGGGACGAGAACGAGATTATGTATTTGTAGTGAATTTTGATAATTCATATTTTACATATTATGGGCGTGATATGCCGAAAGATGTATGTCCTAATACGATGTATGTAGCAAATACGAGAGCAAGGAAGGGGTTATATGTATTGGAGGGCGATACAAATAGGTATGATAGTCCTTTACCATTTTTAAGAAAAACGCATTTGGAAATGAAGAAAGAGGATTACATAGATTTCAGGGGAACACCCCAGAGTTTGTTTTCAGTAAAACCAGAGATGGATTATAAGTTGGAGCATGTGACACCAACAGAAATAATAAAATTTATTCCAGTGGAGGTAATAGAAGAATTATCAAATTTGGTAGATAAGATGTTCATATGTGAGCAGGAACAGAGTGATGAATTAGATATTCCATCTGTAATAGAAACAAAGAATGGTTATTTTGAGGAAATCAGTGATATGAATGGAATAGCAATTCCATCAATGTTTTATGATAATTTGAAGAAGGTATTTCATGATTATGACGAGTTTAAGTTAGAAGACTGTATATTATATGAAATGATAGATGAAACAAAATATACCGGAAAGCAGTTGGATATGTTTGTAATAGACTATATAAATAAGTTGCCTGAAACCATAGATAATATGAGTGATTATTTGAAGTTAGCAAGTATAAATGTAGCGGTGCAAGAGAGTTTGTATTTTCGTTTGAAACAAATAGAAGAGGATGAATACAATTGGTTGAGTGATTCGGTTGTGAATCAATGTATGAAGAGATTGCAAGATACAATAAGTTATGATTGTCAAAACGATGAACCCTATCCTGAACATTCAATATATGAGTATAATAACGAAGACTTGCATGAAAAAATAGATAGAGAGACGAGTTTGTATATACCTAAAAAGAAGTTTCGTTTTGCAGCTCGTGTAGATTTAATAACAGAAAATACGGTGTGGGAAATAAAAACAACTAGTGAATTAACAATAGATCATAAGTTACAATTAATTATTTATGCGTGGTTATGGGAAATGAGACCACAACATGAAGAAAAAATATTTCGGTTGTATAATATAAAAAACAATCATTTATTAAGATTGAATGCAAATTTGGAGGAGTTAAATGAAGTAATCAAGAAAATATTGAAGTGCAGATATATTAGTGGAGAAGCAAAAAGCGATGCGGATTTTGTAAAAGGGTGTAAAAGATAGCTAGTCGTCTTCTCTACCCCAGCATATTTTTGCAAAATAAGCAGGAATAAGGATTTTTGAGTTAGTATCAACACCAAAAATGGAAGACATATTTTTTAAATCTACAAATACACCTTGCATTTTTTCTTGATGCTCTGCTTTTTTATAGTGTTTATCTTCATCAAGAAAATCAAAAATAGAGTAAAAAATATCATAAGGAACTTCTTGAAATATTTTATTCATTATATAAAATTATTATAGAGATAATTTAATATGAATTTGTATAAAATAAATAAAGGAAAATAGGGATATATTATATGTGCGGTATTACCGGATTATTTTACAATAATAGAGGTAATGCTTTAGAAATATATGAATCGCTATTATCCATACAACACAGAGGGCAAGATGGAGCAGGTATATGTAATATAGATGATGAAGAAGATAAAATAATCAGGGGAAAAGGATTAATATGTAACCTATTTAATTATGATATTTTGCAAAATATGGAAGGTAGAATGTTTATAGGGCACACAAGATATAAAACAAACAATGTAAAAGATAGTTTTCAACCTTTTATCTTGAAAAATGATAAAATTCAAATGAGTTTTTGTCATAATGGAAATATAATCAATGTAGATAAACTAGAAAAAGTATTGAGTAATCAATATGGTGTTAGTAATTCAGTGTTTGTATCGGATAGTTATTTGTTATTTCAATTAATATTTTATTTTTTAGATAAAGAAGTAGAAGGTGTAGTAGAGAATAAAAATATAGAGAGTGTATCAAATTATTTGCATGAGTGTATAGAAGGTAGTTATAGTATAATTTTATATATAAAGGATTATGGTATGGTAATGTTGAAAGATAAGTATGGTATAAGACCGTTGGTGTATGGTAGTAATAAAAATAAGGATATACTGGTATCAAGTGAGTCATGTTCTTTAAATAATGTATTAAATTATAATGTAATAGATGAAGTAAATGCGGGAGAGACAGTAATAGTTAGAAATAATATGGAAACATATAAATATCAATACAAAAATAGTGTTTTAAAACCATGTTTATTTGAATATATTTATTTTTCAAGGTTAGATTCGTGTGTAAATAGTATTTCAATATATAATTGTAGATATGAATTAGGTAAATTATTAGGAGAAAAGATGATGGAAGAGAAAGAAAATATAGATTTTATCATTCCAACGCCAGAAACAAGTAGAATATATGCATATGGTATGAGTGAAATAATGAATATTCCAATACAGGAGTGCATAATAAAGAATAGATATATCAATAGAACATTTATAATAGAAAATAAGGATAAGATCGAAGAAAATATTAAAAGAAAGTTTTCAGTTATTAGGGAAATAATTAAAGGAAAAAATGTAATTTTGCTAGATGATTCAATAGTAAGAGGAAATACATCAAAAAATATTATAAAATTATTGAAGGAAAGTGGTGTAAATAAAGTGATATTTGGTTCAGCATCACCAAAAATTTTTAATACAAATAGGTTTGGTATCTATATTGAAAAAAAGGAAGAGTTAGTAACATATAATAATAAGACAAATGAGAATATAGCAAGTAGTATAGGGGCAAATAAAATTTATTATAATGAACTAGAAGATGTAATAGGATTAGTAAATAAATTGAATAGAAGAATAGGTAATATGGAGGTATCAATGTTTAAAGATGATTAAATGACTGGATAATTGATATATAAGATATATATATCAATAAATTAATAAACAATGAGGGCAATAGTAAATAGACTTTGAATCATAGCAATAAGCTTACAAATATTGGTTGTGGGGTATATATCACCGTAACCGAGTAATGTTCCGGTAGAAATGGAGAAGTAAACACGGTTAAAGAATTTTTGTGAAAGAGGCACATCAATTTTCTCGGGAACGAGTTCTTTGTCTTTAATCTCTTGTTTTACATCTTTTGTGGTTTCATCAAGAGTTTGTTCAACATTGTTGTAGTTAAAACCAGTAAAGGATTCAAGAACTTCTGGGTCACCTTCATCAATTTCTTTTTCAACCTTTTTCTTAATAACTTCTTCTTTAATTTTTTCTTTAATGTAATTAACTCCGCTAAAGTGATTGTCATCTAAAAAAAGGTAAATAATGGAAAAAAGGGCAATAGAGATAAAAAGTGAAATAATCTTGGGGTGCTTAAGAAGATTTTTTATTAAATTCATTATTTAATATAAAATGAGAAGTTATTTATTTCTTTTTTGTATAGGTGTGGTTCTTCTTTTTACGGCAAAAGGTGCGTTTTTTTCCCTTAGCAACTTTGCAACCTTTTAATTTGTTGCATCTGACGGCTTTCTTAGTTTTGTTGCAAAGAGATTTTTTGCTGCGAGCTTTGTATTGTTTGGAAGTAGCCATTATATATTAAAATGATATATTTTTATCTAAATATCTATAAATAATGGGGTGTGTCTGTAAATAGAACGAGGTGGATTTATTTTAACTTTTTTGTTCATGCGAAAAGTTTTTGTTATTCTTTTTCTTTTGTTATTTTTTTTAGTTTGTGTTATAGAAGTGTTGATTTCGTTTATCATGGGGGAAGCAGGTAAAGGGTTGAAATCATCATGAGAGTCTAAACTATTTTGTATAAAATATAATTGATTAGTAGGTGTATTATGGTTTCTGGGTCTTCTTCTACCAATAATGCTCATTATATAATTAAATAAGAAGTTTTACTGTTCTTTTCTTATTAAAATTGTATAATATGTAATTGATATATCTTAGCTGTTCAAAGCCAATATCAATTAATAGTTCTCGTTGTGCATATTGGTCTGAATGCATACAGATTTTATAATGGGTTCGTATATTATTCCAAAGAAAAGGTCCAAGTTCATTTTTTCTAGACATTTCTTTAATTTTTTGTTTGTTAATTTTGTTTAAGTTACAACAATATTTTTGATTCCATTTTCCGTATTGATAACCAAAAGCTCTACATATTCTTAGTTTAGATTTATATAAAGCGAGAACAATGTTTCGTGACATTATAATAATATTACGAAATAGTATTTTAAATGTTTTTACTTTTTAGTTTTTTTATTTTTCTTTGTATTTTTGGCTTTTCTTTTTTTGGTTTTGCCTCCTTTTGATTTTTTTTTGGGTAATTTTGTAGTTCTTCTTTTAGCTGCTTGTGGATTTAGACTCATAAGTGTATGAACAGGTTGTGGTAAAGCTCGTGGTAAATCTCTAGCATTTATTATTTCTGGTATAGTTTCTTCAATAGGTTCTTTCTGTGATTTTGAAGAGGATTTTTTTGAACCAGGTGTAGGAGGAAGTCCAACACCATCATGTTTTTTGGTTTGTTTAGATAATATTAAAGGAGGTGTTTTACGAATAGGTGTAGGTGCATACACTTTATAACCATGAGATTTTGCATCAAGGTTTCTTTCTGCTTCTCTTTGTTCATTAGCAACTTCTTTTCTGTGATATTCTAGGTCATCTTTTTTTCCTGAGTTAGATGATATTAAATCATTAAGTGGTGTCGTATAACTAGGAGTTTCAGCTAGAACTGATAAATCATGATGTCCTAGTAATCCTGACATATTACGCTGTCTGTTATACTCTTTAGAATTGGAAAATGTGTCTGCAGAATTAGTTCTTCTTATAGTAGGTTTTTTGGACATATATATATTCTAAATATTTAAACTTTCAGCGTGAGGACACTTTTATATTTTTGGTTAATTAATTCAACAAGTTGTTCAGCTTTAAGAACCTTATCTCGTTTAAGGATTTCAGCTCCTTCAAGAATGAGGTCTTTAGAATTACGAATAATAAAGTCAGCGTAGCTATGTGCTTCATTAATAAGTTTTGCAACTTCACTATCAATCATTTCTTTATATTTTTCGCTCATACTTGGATAAATATATTCTTTGCCCATTCCGTAATAACAAATCATTTTTTGAGCAAGGGTAAGGGCTTCTTCAAAGTCATTAATAGCTCCAGTAGTAACAGAAACATCATAAAAGACTTCTTCAGCGATTCTTCCGGCAAGTAGAATCATAAGATGTTCAAAGAGAGCTTCTCTAACCATAAGACTAGAGGTGGAGGGTTCAAAAACGGTGTATCCAGGACTGCTGGGTGCAGATAAATTGATAATAACCTTGGACATTTTTGCGTGATGTTTTGATAAAATACCAACAACAGCGTGTCCAAGTTCATGAATAGCAATATGGTCAATAATATTGGTAGTAAATTCGTGTTCGCTAGGTTGCCATCCAACAAGCATTTTGTTATAAACGGTGTCAATATCTTGACTAGTGAATTGTGTATTATCGTAACGAAGAGCATGAAGCATAGCTTCATTAAGTAGATTTTCAATTTGTGCTCCGGATAATCCATTTGTAACTTCAACAAAGTCTTCCATATTAAAAGAGGAGTCATGAGGTTTTCCTTGTATATGGATATTGGCGATTTTTTCTCTTGTTTCGGTGTCGGGATTGCCGATAAAGATGCGTTTATCAACTCTACCAGGTCTTAATAAAGCAGGGTCAAGAAGGTCAATCCTATTTGTAGCACCGACAAGAAAGATTCCAGAGGTGTTTTTGAAGCCATCAAGAGCGACCAGTAATTCATTAAGGGTGCTATCTCTTTCGCTAGTAGCAGTATCTCCATCATTGGATCTTTTTTTACCAACAGCATCAATTTCGTCAATAAAGATAACACACGGAACATTTTCTTTTGCAAGATTGAAGAGTTCTCTAATTCTACTAGCTCCAACACCAACATATTTTTCTTGAAATTCTGAACCAGAGACAGCGATATAAGTAGTATTAGCTTCACCAGCAAGCGCTTTAGAGAGTAGTGTTTTACCATTACCGGGAGGTCCTTCAAAAATAAGACCTTTTGGGACGCGAACATTATATTTTTGATATTTTTTATAGTTGGTGAGCATATCAATGCATTGATTAAGTTCTTCTTTAACGGTAGCATAGCCACCAACATGAGTAAAATTGGTATCTGGATTATCAATAATTTGAAAATTTTCTGAATTTTTTTTAGCATTTGTTCTTCTTTTAAAATTAAAAAATGTATCTTCGTCGTCGTCATCGTTATCTAAGTTTTGTATTTGTTTCATCATAGGATTTAGAATAATTCTGAAACCGCCAGGGGGGTGCATTTGAGAGTAAGTAGCATTATTTGTTCTTTTAATAAAAGATTCCATATCAAAATCGTCATCTTCTGATGTATGATTCATATTTTGATATTCAAACATGGCTTGGTTACTAATGGTAATATTTTTTGAGTTTAATCGTCTTAAGTATTCTTCATGAAAGTAATGAGATGGTGGATAAAATCTTCTTACCATGGATAAAGACGATGAATGTCTTTTAAAAGTAGGTGGTAAGAGGAAAGAATTAGATAATATAAATAATAATACAAACAATAAAAATCGCATATAAAATTAAAGTAGGATTTTGTTTAAATATATTTATAAATGAAATATATTTATTATATAAATGAGTAAAGAATTATATAAAGTATTAAAAAAAGAGAGAAAAAGAGGGGGTGAGATACGAACAGTGGGAGCTAATACATTACGAAAGTTGGAGGAAGAAGGTAGAAGTTTAACAAAGGAGCAGATAGAAGTTGTATCAAAGTCAGATAAGAGAAACGAAATGCTTCAACAGTTGGAAAACCTGGATAAAATGGATGAAGAACAACGAGAAATAACAATAAGAAATGTATTAGATGAAGTGAATGATAAAGACATAGATAAGAAAGATCCTTCCAGACAGGCAATTACAACAGCAAATAGAGCAGAAACAGCGGGTTTTGTAGCAGCGGGTTTAGTAGTTTTAGGTGCAGCAACTGAAGCAGCGAGTCCATATATAGATATGGCAACTCCAGTTTTAGCAATAAGTGGTGTAGGATTGCCGTTAGCAGCTGGTTTATTACTATTATCAACAGCAGCAAAAACATTGAAAGGGAATTTAATATTAAATAATTTAATAATGGATTGTGAATTGGTATTAAAGAAGACAGCAAATATGCATAAGTTAATGATGACAGCATTAAGTATATTTAATGATGTAATAAATGAGAGGGATTATGGTGAAATAGTAGCAAACCGTAATTTAGATGTAATAGAGATTCCAAAACAGAAGACATTTAATAAAAAGAGATTTACGAATAGTGTGAAAAAAGAGTTTGGCGAAATAACATTTGAGCCTCGTTTTTTGGAGAAATTAAAAATAAAAATGGAATATTTTAATTCAAAATTGACGGATTTAGTTCCAGATGTGAATAGTAGTATGTTTAAAAAGTTTCAAAGGGGTATGAAGAGAACAACAGCTTCAGGAAAGTATATAGAGATTATTCAACGAGAATTGACATTATTAAATTCTTATTTTATAATTTATAATAATCAATTTGAGTGGATATTGCGTCGTTATGAGAAGATTTTATTGAGAACTGAGCATGAGGAGATATTGAATGATATATGGTTTTTTATAGAAGAAAGTAAAGAATACAAGAATTACTTACATAATCCATCATTATTAGAAGAAATAAAAGAAATAGATGACGAAGAGAGGGATGCAGTAATAAAAAAGGCTGAAGAGGCTAAAGTATTAGCAAAATTAGATAAAGAAGCGAAAAATAATTTAAATGGAGGAAAAAGAAAAAATAAAACAAAAAGAATAAGAAGAAAAATAAAGAATAAAACTAATAAAAAGACATAAATACAATATATTGGTTAGATTTATAAATATAATTTAAATATATATTATAAAAATGAGTGATTATAAAGTTGATTCAATTCCTGCTGGGTTGCCTGTAGGGACAATTCTTTATTGGGCAGGAACAGATACAAATAATTTACCAAGCGATTGGAAAGTGTGTGACAACCAAATGTTGAGGAAGTCCAATTATACTGAATTATTCCAACGTATTGGCACTACTTATGGTTATTATGGAACTTTATACTTTAGAGTTCCTGATTTGACAGGATGTAGAGTTCGTGGAGCAAGTAGTTTTGGATTGCCTCATGGGGCAACCTCTGGGGGTTCCAGTTCTGTTACTTTAACAAATAATAATCTTCCCTCTCATACTCACGGAGGCACTAACTGGTACCACAATCATACTACTAATGATAACTATAAATTTCATGATGCGGGTGGAGGTGGTTATTTAAGGTATGTGACAAAAGGAAATAGTAGCCAAACTGATGATTCAAATCATAAAATGATATGGCACGAGAATGACTATAGCACGGTAGGTGGTAGTTCAAGTTCTGTAGGAAGTTATCGCTCTGGTAATACTTCAAATCAAGGAAGTGGTTCTTCCATATCTTTAAACCCTTCTTTTATAAATTTATATGCAATTATAAAAGTATTATAATTAATATGATTAGTATTATATAAATGACTAGTTTTAATGGGTTAGAAGTTCCAGTTGGAACAGTTATGCCATGTGTAGATCTTAATTTTACTAATTTAGGAAATGCTTGGTTAGTATGTAATGGGCAACTTATTAGTACAAGCACATATCCAGATTTATATAATGTTATAGGTAGCACATATAACACTGGAGGTGAATCGTCGGGTTATTTTAGAGTGCCAAATTGCGTAGATGTAATACCAAAATGTGAGACATCTAGTATAGGGAGTACTGGTGGAAGTAACACTTATTCTTTAACTACATCACAGTTGCCTTCACATTATCATGTTTTCAATCAATTTGACCATTACCATTATTTTAGTAACATATATGGAGATGATTTTAATGGCCAGGGTGGCAATGGTGATTTTTATAGGAAATCTGTTGTTGGTGGGTACGACAATGCAACCGCGATATTTGATCCCGTTACATCGGATACGTATGGAGTTGGTCTTACTTCAGGTTCTGGCGGAGGCGGTGGGAATAGTTTTAATGCAGTGCCTGCTTCAAAAAAAGTATTATATATCATAAAGACATAGACGAATGCGTTATACTAATTATTTCTTATTGCCATGTTATTTATATATATTTTATATATAAATGTCATTTAATAATAGTGATTATGTAGGAAAGTATTCTGACAATGATGTAGGGGTTTTAGTGCCAAAAGGTTCAATTATAATGATGCCAATGACTGTAACTACAACTGAGCCAGATGGATTTTTACGTTGTGACGGCAGAACATTAAATATTGCTGATTATCCCGAATTATATGCACTTATATCAACATCTTTTGGTGGAGATGGAAACACAACATTTGCAATACCTAATTATCAGTCATTTTTTTTATATGGCAAAGCAAATTCTGCTAGTCAAATGAATTTGAGTTATGGAAATGATACAACTACATTAGCAGGCGCTAATGTGCCTAATCATACTCATACTTTCACTTCAATAACACATCGTCATAGAAAAATAATAAGTTCAAAAATACTGAATTCAGCATATGCAGTCGCGGATTCAAGAGTAGCGTATAATGATGATTTAAATAATAGTGGTGGAGGACCGATGGGTTTTGCTGGTGGTAGCAGACAAGCTATCTCTGACTCAGGTGCAAACACAAATGGTTATGGTATTATGCAAGCTTCCCAAAACGCGTATATTAATTTCAATAACTCAGGAGCATCGTCTCCCAGTTCATTTAGTATAATACCTGAGTATAAAAGTATGGTCTTCTTAATAAAATATTAATTATTAAAATAACTTAAACTTTTATTTTAACATATAACAATAATGTTTAACTTATTTTCAAAGTGTATAGAACCGACTAATTATAAAGATATAGAAGAACAGAAAAGACAAGTTAAAATAGATACATTACCTTATTTTACAGAAACAATAGACCCACTTATTGCTGTATATGAACAAGCTTTATCCGCAGAATTATGTGATGAAATTGTAAAAACTTATATTAAAAATAAAGATTTACAGTTTAAAGGTACAACATTAGGAGGAGTTGGAGAAATTAAAAAAACAACAGACGTGTATGTATCAATGTGTAGTAAAAATAATATAGATTTTAAGAAAATAGATATACTGTTGAAGGATAATTTGTCAGCATATATGGAAAAATATGTGGAGTTTACATTTCATAAATGCGATAATGAGTATTTGGCAAAAAGTTCCTTTGTCGATACAGGATATCAAATACAACGATATAAAAAGAATGAAGGTTTATATAGAACACATACAGATGATAATTCTACAATAATAGATAATGTAATTCATTCAAGAGTTATTACATTTATATGGTATTTAAATGATATAACTGAAGGAGGCGAGACAGTATTTATAAATAAGTGTAAAATAAAGCCAAAGAAAGGGAGTTTATTAATATTTCCAGCAACATGGACTTATCCTCATTGTGGTATGGTGCCCAAAAGTCATGATAAGTACATAGTAACAGGTTGGATGTATACTAGTTTGAATAATATTGACTTTAGATAGCAGCAACATGGAATTATGTGCATTCAGGGAATGTTCCGAGAACAAGTGATAAATATATCATTACAGGATGGATGTATGCAAAAGGATAAATTTATATATTCAATTATTTTAATAAAAAAATATAAAGTCTTATGTTTTTTTATGTTATAGATGCCTGGATTTTGGAGTTATCTAGGTTTTTCGGATAATGAAATATCCAAAGATGGTGCGAATGAAGAACTTTTAAAACCTGATGTAGAACATAATTTAGCTCTAGATTTGTTAAGAATTACAATGCTTGTTTATAATTATGGTAAAAACTTATCAATAAAGGAGGATACTACTATTGAATCATTTGTTTCTGGAATTCAGTCTGAAGGTGGAATCGATAGTTTGGATATGAATGATACTAGAAAAGTGGCCTTAAGTGAAATTGCACAGAATGTTCCAAATGGAAAAATATGCAATTGGATCTCTGATACTGAAACTGATTTGCAAGTTGGTGTTACATTATCAGAAGAAAAAAAACGCATTAGTGTTGTATTTAGAGGAAGTGAATCTAGGTCTGACTGGTACTATGATTTTATGATTGTAAAGAAAGTATTAACAATGGATGGTCTAATAAAACCTGTAAATGTTCATAGTGGATTTCTTTCTCAATTAACAACTAATGATGTATATGCATCTCTTGTAGATACAGTAAAGAAACTAATACAAGAGTATCCTGATTACGATGTATGTATTACAGGTCATAGTTTAGGTGGGGCTCTATCTACATTATTTGGGTTTATGATTTCTCATGAAATAGATAATAAAGTTATAGTGACTTCTTTTGCTAGTCCTCGTGTTGGTGACTGGGAATGGAAAAAAGCTTTTGAAGCGAAGTCAAATTTATATCATTATCGTGTAACCAATAAACGAGATGCAATTACTGCTGTTCCTATGATAAACTATTATCATGTTGGTAATAATATTCAATTAAAAGATGATAAGTATGAATTATTTCCTCTAGATGCTGTTCGTGGATGGTTTGATGAAACATTATTTACCTGTTGGAGTGCATCTGAACATAATGTAGATTTATATTACAAACGCCTTACTAAAAACTTTTGGTAAATTTATGAATCAGCAACAGCAGCAGCATGTTTTCTAGAACAGCCTCTTTTATGAGCAGCTAAACTCTGTTTGGTATTTGCGGTATAATTATTGCAAATATCACATACAAACCCTCGTGTTTTAATAAGAGCATATTTAGGTTCCAAATACTTTTCAAGATTAGGAAATTTCAAATCATCAATTTGTGCTACAAGTTTCTTTTGATAGTCTTTGACAAACTGAACAAGTCCATCTCTTTGGTCAAGAAAAATCTTAAACTCTTCATTAATATTATCTAGAATTTGCTTAGATATGCTATGGTTCTCATCAATATTAAGATCTTGTATTTTTACACTTAGATGGTCAATAATCTCTATAGCAGTTTTAATAGTATCTGGATTATAAGCGCAGTTATGAATATAAACGAGAACATTACCCTTATGAATATCAATTTGGAAGTTATTTTTGAAACAAATTCCTGAATATTGAGAAATGAATACTCCACTCATGTTCTGCACATCAATATCTCTAATAAACTTGGTAATTTCATCTTTATTAACATTTTGATCATATTCTTTGTTCTCAATCATAACAGGTTGTTTTTCGGTTCTCACAACTATAAAATCACCAGATGCTTTTAATCCAGATGTATTTCTAATTTCAGCTGAAGGATACAAAGTAGTTAAAATTTCAAACAATTGTTGTTCTCCTATTTTTCCACGATTACTTGATACTTTATACTTTCCAAGAAATTCAGAAAGTTCATTAAAAATTTTAGTTTGAGAACTTACATTTTCAGTTGTGTTCTCTTTAATAGCTCCAAGCTGTTGAGAAAGCCGTTCTTCACTAGATGAAATAGTAGAATACAAAGGTTGTTGAATACTTTGTAATAAAGTAGAATATTTTGAATCAAAACTGTTCAATATTCCTTGTAGAGAACCTTTTTCAGTGGTTTTTTCAATGTTTTTTCGTGTTTCTTCATTGAATTTTGTAAAAAAGTTCTCGAACATACTCTGTAAGACTTGCTTATCTTCTGTTTTGTTCTTAGGTATAATTTCATTTAATAATAGATTAGTTTTATTTAATAAGTGTTCAGAACTTTTATCTAATAATGACTCTATTTTTTCTTTAGATTGTAAGCTTTGGTTCTCAATTAGCTGTTTTGTTTCTTCAACATAGTCTTTTTTTAAATTAACAAACTCTAACATTGCATTTTTCATAAATTCACTCTGCATTTTTTCAATATTATTGTTCATATTCTCCATATTTTGGTTCATTTTATCCATTCTTGTTCTGTTTTCATTCAAAAATGATAAAATCTGTGTATTTATATTTCCTGAAATTTGAGAACTCATCTTGTTAAACAGGTTCTCAATTAACTGAATAAACATCAAATTTGCTTCTTCTATATTAATTCCTGGATTTTCTTTATAAAACTTTAGGATTCTTGGATCTTTTATAGAAATTTCCATTTTTTTGAAAATTTTCTTTAATATATTATATAAAAGTTCTCGTTTTATATCTTTTTATAACTTTTTTACAAATAAATGTAAGTCTTATTTAATTATAATAAAAACTAAATAAGTTTGAACTAAGAATTTTGAGAACTTAACTAAAAATTTTAAAAAAGACAAAATCTTAAAATTTTACAAAATAACTGCATAAATGCAGACAAAAATAATCAAAATAATAAAAATGACACTGAAAAAAATAAATCTTAAATTAAGAATTTTAAAACTTAACTCACTTTTAATTAAGATTTCCAAAA